GCCCCACAGCTAGCAGGAGGCCACCAGGACGCGCCAGGAGCCGCCACAGCGTGCCCAGGCCGCCACCTGGCGTCACGCATCGCAGAAGTCAACCAACGCGCCACAGGGCAACTCAGCGCGTCTGACGGCATGCCGCTTGTCGCCTACTCAACCGCGACGCTAGAGCAGGCGCAAACGTGGGCGCGCAGCAAGAACGCGCACCCGCGGTTCGTCGACGACATCCTCCCGGCCCTGTATGCCGCAGGAATGGAACAGTGGCGCGCCAACGGCGGCCGCAGCATCAACCCAGCAGTAGTAGCCGCACAGGCAGCGAAAGAGACCGGCTGGGGACACTTCCGTGGCGTCCTCAACCCCACCTTCCACAACACGGCAGGCATCAAGACCGGACCAGGCGGCGGCGACTTCGACCCGGACGCACACCAGCGGTTCCCATCTTGGGCTGAAGGCGCACGCGCCCACTGGAACCACCTAGCAGCCTACACCGGCCTGACCGTCGTAGGCGAACCGCACCCACGCTACCACACGGTTGCACGTTTGGCGTGGGCCGGCACTATCACAACTGTTGACCAGCTTGGGGCAAGGTGGGCGCCGTCCTCCTCTTACGGCACCGACATTGTCCGCATGGTCAACGAGTTGTCTACCGTCGCCAGCAATAGTGGTAAAGCTTCGGCAGACACAAGCAAGCTCCCGACGCAGGGCGGGGAACCTGCGGCCACCCCACAGGCCGCAACCTCCTCCTCCCCCCGCCCCGTCCTGCGTCGTGGAGCGCGCAGCCCGCAGGTTGCGGTCCTACAAAGCGCCCTCGGCATCACTGCCGACGGCGTGTTTGGGCCGCATACTGAGCGGGCTGTTCGCATTTTCCAACAGACGCACGGCCTGACTGTGGACGGCATTGTGGGTCCGCGAACGTGGGCGGCGCTTGACAAGCCGCAGCCGGCACGTCCGACGTTGCGTCGCGGCAACCGCGGCACAGACGTCGTTCACCTTCAGAGGCAGCTGGGCAGCCGCAACCCGGCGTTCCGCTGGCGCAACGGCATCTTTGGCCCACAGACCGAAGCGGAAGTCAAAGCACACCAGCGGCGCAGCCGCATCACGGCTGACGGCATCGTCGGCCCGCAGACGTGGAGGACGCTCAGGTGAAAAGGTGGCAGCACATTCAGCCTGGCGACGTTGGCTTCGACCGTGGTGTCGGCATCTCCGGCTTTCTCATCCGTCTGGGCACCCGCAGCCAGTACGCCCACTGCTGGGTCTACCACAAGCCGCTGCCGGACGGCCGTTGGGTGACGGTTGAGGCGGGACCGCGTCGCGGTGTCGTCTGGCGCATTCGTGACGTCAGCCCCAACCTGGTGGTGCGCACCTGGCGCGACGCCGCACAGCAGCAGGCCGTGCTGGACAGGTCGCGTGCTCTTGTTGGAAGCAAGTACGGGTGGGGCGAAATCGTTCGCATCTGCCTGTACATGGTCGGCATCAAGCTCAAAACGACACGCGACAACCCGAACAGGGTCATCTGCTCCAACCACACCGCCCAAGCTGTCCTGGCCGGCGACCCCTACATCCGCAGCCACATGCGCTACCCGCACTACGCCATCTGGCCCGGCGCCCTCGCACAAGACCTGGCCGCCTGGCAGTGGTGGGACCTTCACGGCTGGAAACAGCAAATCTTGGACGGTGACCAGCAAAAGTGACGGCATGGAGGAGCAACCGCGGCTTTTCTCTGAACCGGCGCCCGCACCCGTCAAAGGTGGAAAAGGGTTCCTCAGTAGGAACGTGACCCTGTTTCGAGCTCTTGTTAGCTCGCCAACGCTACAAGCGTGCGCGCAGCAGGCTGTCGTCGGCAACGCCAGGCAGCACGGTAACGACCGTAACGCTGCCGCGCCGTTTGAGGACCGTTTCAAAGCGCTTCTGCTTGACGTGGACACGGCGGCAGCGATAGAGGCAGATACCATCTTCAACGCCGCACAGGACGGCCTCGAAGTGTCCAGGGTGGCCATCACCAACGGTCGGGACAAGACACTCGCAGACGTCATCATCAGCTACCAGACAGGCACTGAGCGCGTCTCAGTCGCCACCAACATCAAGCGGCTGCTGCCCAACGCCACCGCAACCGAGGGCGGCTCCATTCTGTCGTTCTTGCGGCTAGCTCTTGACCCCAGCTACGACCCGGCCAACCCGCCCACAACCCGCGGGTACGCCTGGGAGCAAGTCATCGTCGAATGGCTCGCCGGCCGCCACAAGATCCAGCCGGGCCGAGACTACATGCTGCTGTGCGTCTACGCCCAAGCCGGCAAGTACCAAGGTGTCGAAGCGTGGCCGGTCATCTCCGGCACAGCGAACGGCGGGCCCGTCGCACGACGCCACGTCAACCGTGCCGTCCTAGAGGTGGCAAAGCCGACCGGGACGATCGCGCCAGGCTACGACATCAACGCTGCCCTCGCGTCGCAGCTGCTACCCGCCGCCAACCCGTCAGCAGCCCGGGCGGTGCTGACGTCGCTGGCGCTAACACAGACGCACCCGGAACAGGCCCGCAAAGTAGCAGCCAAGATCGCGTCCCTAACTGACGCGGAAGTAGTCAAGATAGCAGCTGGCGCAACCGGTCCCGCAAGTCAGCCTCAACCTCTTTGACCTCCATCTCGGTCACGTTCAACTCGACCGCGATAGACTCGACCGACCGGGGCTGTTCCGCCATCAGACGGCCGACCAGCACCGCCTCTTCCAACAGGTCGGCACCCAGCTCCCACACGGCGTCCCGGACCCGCTCTACCTCACGCAACCGCTCGTCCAGGTCGGCCACAATGTCTGCCGGGTCGGTCGGTGCTGTCACCGCATACTGGACAGCGTCCTCAGCCTCGGACAGCGGCATTTCGCCACCCTCACCGTCCGCCACCACCATACCGACCGGACGCGGCAGCGACAGCAAACGCGGCACACGCTCGGGAGACACCGGCTTGCCGCACCGTTCCCGCAGGTACTCTGCGACCGTCTCGTTTGACGGGACAGGACGGCCCGCAGCCTGCTCTGACGCGATGAACCGGCGCGCATCAGCAGCCAGACGCACCGTCTCGTGACCTAGACGCACCGGACCACGGCTGCCCTCCACCTTGTACCGCACCATCTTAAGATACGGCTTCACGTAAGTGACGAACTGGGCGGCGCGCCCGTCGTGAAGCGTTTTCCGCGAATACGTCGGGATCTTGGAGACCGCTACCGCTAGCAGCTCCGCCAGATAGTCTTCGCGCGTCTCACGGTTCCACTGTCGAAACGCCGTCTGGTGAGCGTACTGCGCAAAGAACGGCAGGTGTCGGCGCATGATAGCGTCAGTGGCCTTCGCTACCTTGGACGCGTCACCGGACGCCACCGCCGCATCGTAGAACAGCCACAGGCTCTCGTCAGGGAAGGTCGACACTTTCTGCCTCCCCGGCACCAAGCGCCGACTGGGTCGCGGCAGCTTCAAGCGCTGCCCGCTTCACCTCGAACCGTTCGCGCAGCTCACGCAGCCGGCGTGCACCCTCCTTCGCCTGAGGAGACAAGCCAGGCATCGGCTTGAACGCCGCCTGAACAGTGCCGACGTCAGCGAACCGCTGCTGAGCACCTACCCACACCATCTTTTCCCGGGCAGTCGCAACCTCGCGGCCCTTCAAGATGAGTAGCTCCGCCTCGTTGTCGTCCGCGTCAACCGTCTTGGGTGCGCCCGGACCTGCGAACGGGTTGTCCTTCTTCGACGGGCGCCACGGCACCACCACCAGGTCGGCCTTGTGCACGATCCCGCGGCTGTCCCGGATAGACCGCAGCGTCGGCGGGGCGTCCTGACCGTGGTTCTCGTTCAGCTGGTGAACCAGCACCACCATGACGCCCAGGCGCTTCGCCATCGCCCGCAGGAAGAACACCTGCCACTCGAGGACCTTGTCTTCACGGGCGCCGGCCGGCGGCGGTGGCGGCCAGCCCTTCGCCAGGAACTGCTCACGAAGCGCCGGCGAGCTGGGGGCGATGTGGGACAGCTGGTCGATGATGACGACACCACCGTCAGAGCCAACGCCACGGTCCTTACCCCAGAGCCACACCTGCTGCCCTATCTGCTCCACCGACAGGGCTGCCGCCTCGAGCGTGTCCAGACCCAGTGTGCCGAGGTACTCCGCAGCGGACAGCACCTGCGCCGGGACGCCAGGAGTGCCGTTGAACCCGGACCGGATGCGTCCGACGTTCTCGCGGGACACGTTGGCCAGCTGACGACGGACCGTGCTGCGCTCGTCGTCCTCAAGCGTGACAACCAGCGTCGGCACCTGCGCCGAGAAGCTGACCGCCAGCTGCGCCGCAAACGCCGTCTTGCCCTTGCCGGACTCGCCGGCAACAACCATCAGCCGGCCCGGCTGGAGCGCCTCCCGGGCGTGCTTGTCGAAGCACTCCAGCCCGGTGCGATACCCACCCAGGTCAGGGTGCTCGTTCCGCAGGTGCATCTCCTCAACGACCTCGGCCACCACGTCGGCAACCGGACGGTACAGCGGCGCCATCCGCTGAAACCCTTGCGCCTGAACCTCGCTCACTTGTCCCCTCCCTTGGCCCAGTCGGCCTTCCCCCCTTCTGCCACCTTCACGACATACGACACGACGTTGCCCGTGATGCGGGCCGTCGCGGTCCTCCACAGCGCCCAGATGACCCAACGGGCACCCTCCGGGCCGAGCGTCGTCGCCGCACGATAGAGGCGCGACAGCTCGCTACCCTCGACCCGGTCGCCGTGCACCCGCTCTGTCGCGTGCGCAATGATCGTGTTGCGCAGGTGCTTGCCCATGTCCTTCGACAGGTCCGTGTACTCTGCGGCCAGCTGAGCCGCAACCGCCAGCCCGTCCATGTACGCTTGCGTCGGGTCGTCCGGGTAGTCGTCCAGCAGACCGTCCATCACCTCACGCAGCCCAGCAGCCACCTCGGTCGCGGTCAGCTTACCGTCAGCTACCTCGGCAGACGCGGCCTGGACCGGCTCGACGTCCTGCGCGGGAGGGAGCGACACGCCCGACAGGTGCGGGAAACTGTACCGGTTCGCAAACCGTCCGCCGCCCTGCTCGATCGCCAGCACACCCTTCGCCTCAAGCTGCTTCACGATGCGGCGGCAGTGACGGTCACCAACCAGCGACTCGGCCGCCAGACGCTCCATCGACGGGAACGCGTACCCCAGCTCGCTGTTGTAGTAGTCCGCAATGACGAGCGCCACAAGCTTCTCTGCCGGTGTCAACGCCTCCCCAGACGGTGCGACCAGCATCTCCTTCACATACCCCACAGCCTTGATCATGTCCTCCTCCTTCGCCCGGGGGCGGGCGCATACCCACGCCCGCCCCCGAGCAAGTGGTCAAACGGTAGCCGCCTCGGCCCCGTCGAACTGTACCTCTTCCACAGCCTGTACGGTGTCAGCCTGCGCCTCAGAAGCAAGCTTTTGAAGCTTCTCTTCCATCTTGGCGATGACCTGCTGCGCGTCGTCCGACGTGATGAGCGTCAAGTCACCGACACCGGCGATCTGACGCACGCCCGCCTCAAGACGCTCAGGCGTCAGCTCCAGCTCACGAGCCAGCACGTCGATGCGGCCCAGCTGCTCTGACGTCGGCGCGTCCAACGGCTGCGCGTCCACCACGATCATCTCGCCCTCAGCGTCAACCGACACCTCGGCACCCAGCTCCTCGGCCGTGTAGATGACCCCGTACAGCGACTCCGGGGCGGCGTCACGCGCCACCTCGGTGATGGCTCGCGCCTTCAACATCGCGTCCGGGTACTGCTTCCACACAGCCTTGCCCGCCAGGTTCGCGGCCTTCGCCCGGTCCAAGTCCCACACCGACTCGAACACGTGGTCCGGGTCGTCGGCACGGATGATCTGGGCGACAGCCCGCATCGCCTTGCGGTCGAAGGTGACACGCAGCTTGTGGCCGGCCCGGCGAACCAGACCCCCGATCAGCTGCGCCGAGGCGGAAGGCTTCCCCTCGATCACGTGGATGCTGGTGACGGCCACCATCGGGTGAACCCCCAGCGACTCTGCGTACTGGATGGCCCACAGAAGGTTCTCCGGGCGACCCTGGTACTGCTTCGGTAGCAGGTTAGAAGCGGCCAGCTGCTTTGCCAGCTCGATCTGTGTCCGGACCTGCGCCGGCTGTGTTGCGACAAGAGACGACATAGCGTCCTCCTCATTCCCAAGCCGCAGTTGGCTGCGGCGCCCTATCCACTACGGTGCGAGCGGAAAACTGTAAAGCAGGTACCTCAGGCCCCGATTTGGGACCGGTTTTTCACCAGGACACCTTGTCCCAGTCGAACGGCCATACTGCGATCGCGTCCTCACCAGCCGACCGCAAGTAGTGCTTCGCGTCGTCCCGGTTCGCGCACACCGTCACCGGCTGCTTGACACCTAGGAACCACCGGATCTGGTCGCCCAGCTGGATCGCCTTCTCGGCCGTGTCCGGGTAGAAGCCCGAGTCGACCAGCGACCGGGCCGAAGCGCCAACACCAACATCCCACAACATGTTTCCCTCCTCGTGCCCTGGGACCCTCCCGCGGCACACTTGACACAGTCACGGCGCGAAAACGTGACGCAAGCAACCTGGCCAGCAAAAGTGGATGTAGCCTACCGCGGAGGGCAACATGCCAAAGAGCAAGCACAGGAAGGGCCGCAAGCCCATGCGTGACTACGGTCCGCTCCACCCCATCTGGACCAACGACGACCTGACGCACGCGCCAGCGCTACCACGGCCGCACGTCCAGTCAGACGAGCTGGCCGGCATCCGGATGCTTACGATCTGGGACTACGCCAAACCAAGCTACATCACGATCGGGCTGTACGCTGCCGCGCTGCGCGAGCTTGGCCACGAACCCGACCCGGACGAGACGCTCGACCAGTTGCGCGCCCGTCTCACCCGGGTAGCGGCAGACCAGGCGATCGACGGGGTCAAATCGGCACACCCCTGACACCCATGTCACCCCTGACAGGATGTCACCCCTGACAATATGTCACCCCACCCCTGACACCCATGTCAGGGCACCCCTGACACCCAGACCCCCCCCACCCCTGACATGGGGACCCCCCTAACCGTTAAGTAACCGTCAAATAGCAAGATCAAGGCGCCGACGCCGCCCAAATGGTTGCGCCACACAAACCAGCAGCAACAGTAGGATCAGGGAGACAGAGGAGGCAACATGATCGAGCTAGCAGCAGCGACAGCGGCACTGACCGGGCTGTTCATCCTGTTCAGGTCCCGACAGTCACTACGGGCACAGCGAGACATCCTGCTAACCGACTTCGTCGACCTTGCCAAGGTCAACAAGCAGCTGGGGCGGATAGTCGCTGTGCACGGCTGCGCACCTGATGACGATCTGCGCCCGGCCGGCACCCTTCACGAGTGCACAGACTGCGCCAGCACCTGGGAAGCGCAAGAGTTCCAGGTCGAGTGGCTCGACGACGGCCTGAAAAACCGGATCACGCAGTCTTGGCGCCTTGCCGAACAGGGAAAGATGACGTGAGCTGGTGGGGCAGACGAAGCGGCAAAGCGTCCGGCCGCAAACCCGCAGGTCAGGTGTCCCTTCGCGAGTACCTGGAAACTGGCATGTGGCGCACACAAAAGCTTTCCAACACATACGCAAACAGCAACCACCCACGCTTCCAAGAAGCCGCCCGCAGTCACGACGACGCGCTCCGTCACGTTGACGAGCTGCTCAACATCATGCGCGGCCAACAGAACCTGATCGACCTGCTAGTGTCTCTCGGTGAAGAAACCGACGACGGGCTTTGGCTACCCAAATAAACGAACCCCCGGACACGATGCCGGGGGTTTCGTTGGTTCCGGTTAGCTATTCCGGTACCGTAGACCGGGGCGGAAACCCTGGTCGTCGAAAAGCAGCTCAAGCTCCTTCTCTGTCTCGTACAGATCTTCGAAGTCGTCCGACCATGAGCGGCTGACCTCTACCTTCCAAGACGTGCCCGGGCGCACAATGTCCCAGTTGTCCATGTTTGGCATGGTGTTCTCCTCCTCCTGTTGTTTTTTGCCCGCGTTTCGCCTGGCGAGACGTACCGTGCGGGCGCGAAACTGTGACGCAAGCATCTGGGGGGTCGAGTTTCAGCAAAGGTGGCACAGAGTAGAATCAGGAGGCCCCAGTGGCATCGGACAGGAAGCGGCTTACGCCGGATGAGAAGGACCGCATCGTCGAGTTGAAGCTTGACCGGGTGCCGGTCCGTGAGATCGCGGAGTTGGTGGACTGTACGGTGACTACGGTTCAGCGGACGTGGCATCAGTGGCTTGACTCGACGGCGAAGGAGCGGGCGTCGAAGTTGGAGCGGGTGCGGCAGGAGCTGATCCAGCGTCAGCAGCGGATTGCTGCGGATGCGCGGCGCGGTTCTGCCCGGGCACGTCAGGAGGGGAAAGCTGGGGACGAGCAGCGGTTTCTGGCTGAGGAGCGGGCGGCGTTGCGTGAGATCGCACGTCTGACCGGTTCGGACGCGCCGACCAAAATCGAGCAGACGGGCCCGGGCCTTCATGTGCTGGTGATCCGTGAGGAGGTCGACAGTGCTGAAGCCGACGCTGCTGGGGGTTGAGGCGCATCTGGTGCAAACTTGGTGCGCGTGTGGCGGCATCAACGTGAAGGCGACGTTGGCGTGGGAGATGGGTGACGAACCGTTCACGGTTGAGACAACTTCGCTGTGTGTCGAGTGTGGAAAGCGTGAGGCGGGCGCTAATGAGTAAGGTTGAGCTGACGTGGCGGCCGCAGCCGCACCAGGTGATCCCGGACTTGCCGGACGCGTTGACGCTCATTTTTCAGGCGGGCCGCGGTACCGGCAAGACGTGGAACGGTTCCCGTTGGCTGCTCACCTGCGCGCTGCGCTATCCGGGGACGACGTGGCTGGCGGTCGCTCAGACGTGGCGTGACGCGCTCCGCATCTTGGCTGAGGGGTCAGGTGGCCTCAAGTGGCATATCGTCGGAGACGAGGACCAGGGACGTCCGAACCTTGAGTTTGCGCTGCGGGGCGGGTCGTGGTCTTCCGCGTTCGTCCGGTCCCCCGGTGCGATGGCGCTGTTCTTTGCCAACGGTAGCGAGATCCGGTTTGCGTCTGCCGACATTCCCGACAGCCTACGAGGCAACAACAGTCACGGGGCGCTGGCAGACGAGGTCGCGTTCTGGCCGCCCGAGTCGTACGACATGCTGCGTCTGGCCGTCCGTCTACCCCTCCCGGACGGCACACCACCACGCATCTTCTGCGCCACCACCCCCGACGGGGAAAACTGGCTGTGGGCACGGTTCCTTGACCCGGAGAAACTGCCACGCCCTGACGTAGCGTTCGTAGGCGGCGCAGACGGCGGCCGTCTACCCCCAGACCCTCCACCCTCGACGCTGGACAACAGGCACACAGACGCCACCTGGCGCGCCCAGCTGCTCGCCATGTACGAAGGCACCGACCTGGCCGACCAAGAAATCTACGGGCGGATCGTCACACGGCACGGCGCCATCTTCAAGAAGCTCGGGCCGCAACACACCCGCAAAGGCATGGCGGCTCTCGGCTTGACGTGGCCCACCCCAGGCGACGGCGACATCGTCATCGCCGGGCAAGACCTAGGCGCCGAGAACCCGTCCGCGCTGGTGGTGCTCGCACGTCAAGGGGACCGGTGGTGCGCCGTCGACGAAGTGTACGGGCCCGCAGCTACTGAAGCGGACTGGCACCGCCAGATAGACGCGACCCTCGCACGTTGGCAGCCTGGGCGGCTGTACTCCGACCGCAACTTCCCCCAGACAACAGAAGCGCAACGCCGCCGAGGTCTCCCCATCGTCCTGGCAGACAAGAGGCCCGAGTCCGTCCTCGACGGCATCCGCGTCATACAGCAGGCCGTCCACGCTGAAGAGCTTGCCATCGACACGGACGCCTGCCCGAACCTGTGGCGGGAGCTGCGCGGCTACCGGTGGCAGACCGGGTCCGACGGCCAGCCGATGTCCCCCGAACGGCCAGTCAAGAAAGACGACCACGCCGTCGACGCGCTCCGCTACGCACTGTTCATGGAGGCCGGGAAGCCACGCCGAAAGCTCCTGATCGCCGGCTGATGGCAGGACTCGCAGACGCCCTCAACTGGCAGCGTGACACGTGGCGGTCCATGGGCATGACCGAGGCGGCGCTCGACCGCAACTTTTCCCCGGGCGGCCTGCCATACTACCGGACGATGCACGCGTGCGGGATGCTGTCAGACGATCAGATGCTGCTGATCGAGCAGCTGTGGCCCACGTGGGAGGGTGACCGGCGCGACCTTTTAAAACTGGCGTGCCAGCTCCTTGCGTGACATTTTCCCGCCGACACTGTGGTGGGTAGGCGCAACAAGGCGCCCGGGATCCTGAGGAGGAAACCATGACCGAGAACCAGCACCAGTTCAACCGGGCGTACGAGCAGTTTAACGCTGCCCGTGACGCGTACAAGGCAACCGGGGACCACATGCACTTCGAGTGGGCGGCCCTGTTCTACGACGAGATGGTCACGTTGGCTGCGCAGGCGGTGGCGTGATGGACGACTTTGTTGAGGCATTCATCGAAACCGAGTGGCTGTGGAACCGCAACCACGAAGACTACGAACCCAACATCTACGACGGCACCTACGGGGAGGGCTGACATGAAAACAGCAACCGCAACAATCAAGCCGACACGACTGCTGACCGCCATGCTTGGCGCCACAGTCATCCTGACACAAGCATCCGACGCGCTCACCACCAACGTGGCGCTAGCGCTCGGCGCCGCAGAAGCGAACCCGATCATGGACGCCGTCATCCACACGATGACACCCGGCCAGTTTCTGGCGCTGAAAGTTGCCGCCGGAGTCCTGATCGCTGTCACGTTGCGACGCCGGACCGAAGTTCTGTCGGTACTGTCGGCAGCTTTTGCCGCTGTAACCGTGTGGAACTTGACAGTGATCGCCCAGCTCATCTGACGCGGCAGCCCGGGTTGGACGGGCTGACGGCGGGGCGCCTACCTCCTTGGGCGTCCCGCCTTCGCATGTCCAGCAAAAGTGTCAGCATGACCCTGCGACGGATAGACAGGTGTGACGTGTGTGGCGCTCAGGCGCTGGTGCTGACGGTGTTTGCGTCGGGCCGGCTGATGTTCTGCGGTCACCATTTTGCGAAGCATGAGGCGGAGCTGGTGTGGCAGGCGTTGGAGGTGTTGGACTATCGGGAGAAGTCCCGGTAGACGCGGACAGAAGGGAGCGCGGCATGAGCAAGGACATTACCCTGTCGTCTGGTCGTGTGCTGGTGGGCGACTGTGTTGCCCGAATGCGTAACCTGCCGGACTGCTCGGTGGATGCGGTGGTGACGGACCCGCCGTACGGTATCGAGTTTATGGGAAAGGAATGGGATAGCTTTGCCACAAGCGTAGACCCGCGCACGGCCGGGCGGACTGGTAAAACCAAAATGGCAAAAGACGGCAAAATTTCAAAAGACTCGCGCACGCCGCAAGGACGCACAGGGGTAGCTTTTGGAGGATCTCGGCCCCGCACCAGCCGGTGCTCAGGCTGCGGGAAGCGCGACCAGTTTCGCAACTCGCACGAGTGCGCGCCGGACGCGTCGTGGCAGAGCGAGGTGATTGACCCTCATGCGGCGCCGCCTTCGATGCTGACGTTCCAGGCGTGGTTCACGGAGGTGGCGGCGGAGGCGTACCGGGTGTTGAAGCCGGGCGGGCATCTGCTCGCGTTCGGTGGAACTCGAACCTACCATCGGATGGCGTGCGCTATTGAGGATGCCGGGTTCGAGATTCGGGACTCCATCCATTGGGTGTACGGGTCGGGGTTTCCGAAGTCGCTGGACGTGTCGAAAGCGATTGACAAGCAACGGCACAAGCCGGCCGACGTGCTTGCTGTTGTGTCTTGGCTGAAAAAGATGAAATCCGCGTCGGGTGCGTCTGCGTCAGACTTTGACGAGGCGTTCGGAACAGCGAACGTGTCGCAGTACTGGTTCAGCGAACACCGCAACCCGCGCGTGCCGACGCTCGAGCAGGTGCCGACGCTGCTTGACGTGCTTGGCGTTAACGCCGACGAGGTGCCTGCCGACGTCCGCCGGCTGTTGTGGGACCTGAACGGCAGGAAGGGTCAGCCGGGCGAGAACTGGGCCAAGCGTGAGGTTGTTGGGACCGACACGAAGGCACGAAGCACGAGCGGAGCGTCCGCTCTGCCAACGGTCGGAGGTGAGACGGTTTATCGAACTTGGGATGTGACGGCTCCTGCCACCGACGAGGCGCGCCGTTGGGAGGGTTGGGGTACGGCGTTGAAGCCTGCTCACGAACCGATCGTGGTGGCGCGTAAGCCGCTGGCGGGGACGGTGGCAGGCAACGTGCTGACGTTCGGCACGGGGGCGCTCAACATCGACGGTGCCCGTGTAGGCGGCACAAACGGCCGGTGGCCGGCAAACGTCATCTTTGACACCGCAGCCGGCCACGTGCTCGACCAGCAAAATGAGGGCGCCTCACAGTTCTTCACCTGCGCCGACTACGGCCAGGCAGACGTGGTGCCGTTCATCTACCAGGCCAAGCCGAGTAGGGCGGAACGCAACGCCGGCACAGACGCCAACGTCCACCCCACCGTCAAGCCGGTCGCCCTCATGCGCCACCTGGTCCGGCTCGTCACCCCACCCGGCGGCACCGTCCTCGACCCGTTCCTCGGCTCAGGCACCACCGCCGTCGCCACCACCCTCGAAGGCTTCCAGTGGATCGGCTGCGAAATGACCGACGAGTACCTCCCCATCATCAAGGGCCGCATCGCCTGGGCCGAAGCCGAAGTCGCAGCAGGCAGGGCCGAAAAGCCACAGTACAAGAAACCCACCGCCAAGCCCACACCACAGCAGCCCACCCTCACAGAAGACGGCCAGCAACAGTAGAAACATGGCAACACTCGCGGCACTATGGACCTGGCGGCTCATCGCACTCGCATGGGCCGGCGCAGCCATGACAACCGCAGGAGCCGCCACCGTGGCACACCAGATCGGCAGCCTACTCACACCCGCCACCGGCATCGGGGCAGCCCTCGCAACCGTCGGCGCCTGCCTCATCACCATCGCACGCGCCGCCAGCCGCTACCAGATCGTTGAGGAGACCGCCGAATGAAGCGCATAGCACCACGCCGCCCCGGCACCCCCACGCCCGCAGGACGCAACGCAGGGCTCCTCACCCCGGTCAATTTCGTTCCGGACACCGGCGTCGGCACCGTCACCTACCGGCAGCCATGGGACCGTGAGCGCGGCATCAAGTCCGGACACGACCGCGAGTCGATGGTCGCCGCCGTCACCACCGCCATCGCCCGCGACGTCGCAGACACGTCCCGGTTCATCACCCGGGCAGAGCTGCTAGGCACCGGCCGCGACTACACCGACGAAAGCCTGTACGCCTACGCCCTCAACATCGCAGCCAGCCAGCAGATGACTGCGTCCGCGTTCTGGCAGCACGCCACCCTCAACCTGCTGTACTCCGGCGAATGCTACATCCTCGAAGCTGGCGAAACCCTCACGCCGCTGGTCGGCGGCACCGTCGAAATCGCACCGGGTGCACAGAACGCCGTCAACGCTGACGGGTCGCCGCAGCTCATCTCCGGATACATCGTACGCAACGCACAAGGTGACGTCGTCGGCACATACGCGAGCGACGGCAGCGCCATCGGACGCGGCGCCCTGCCCGGCTCCGTCCTCCACCGCGCCTACATGCCGCACCCCGAGAACGTCCTGCGCGCCAACGCCCCGTTGGAGCAGGCCGGCCTCCCGATCGACGTCCTCCACTACTTCCGCCAGGCGACCAAGTCAGTGCTGCTGAACGACGGCATGCCCGCAGGCGTCCTGTCCGTTGAAGACCCTACCGTCGATGAGGACGGCATCCGCCAGCTGGAACGGCGCGCCAACTCCCGCATGGCCGACCCGCAGCGTAAGGGCCGCATGCTGGTCGTCGATGCGCACACCAAGTACACGCCGCTGGGACAGTCTCCATTGGGCCGCGACTGGGTAGAGATGGCCGACCACTTCCGCCGTGAAGTGCTGGCCGTGTTCCGTGCGCCCGAGTCCGTCCTGGGCTCCGTAGGCGGCATGACGTACGAGAACCAGCATGTGGCCAACCGGAGCTACATTCAGCAGGTCGTCATGCCGCTCCGCCAGCTGGTCCTCGACTCCCTCAACGTCCGCGCCCGCCGCGTCGGCCACGTCCTCTACCTAGACATGGAAGCCATCCCGGAACTGGCCGAAGACGAGGCACTCGTGGCCGAGCGTGCCACCCGCCTGTTCGAGGCCGGCATCATCACGCTGAACGAGGCACGCAACATGGTCGGCCTGGCCGAGGTAGCAGAGCAGCCCCAGGCACCCGCACCCGCCCAGGGCGGCGAGCCGGCACCGGAGGGACGTTCCGCCCCTTTAGCTGAGCGGGCAGAAGCCCGCGCCACACAGCCGAACCCCGACCGGTGGGTAGCGGCCCTTGACCGCGTCACAGACGCCGCAGAAGCGTCCCTGGCCGAGTACGCGCAGTCCTACCACGCCCGCCTGTTCCGCAACATCTCCGGGGCAGTGAGGCGCATCACAGACCAGCAGCGCGACATCCCCGTCGGACCTATCGACGCCGACCAGCTGTTCGACCTGCTACGCCGCAACGGCGAGCTGGCCGACGACCT